CGAGGTTCAAAGAACTAAACCCGTAAACAGAATTGCAATTCCAGTTCAGAAATACATCGTAAACAGCGCTGTTTCATTTGGTTTTGGTAACCCTGTTACAATTAAAAGTAATGCCGAGGAAGGCAGTCAGGAAGAGGTAGTAGAAAAAGCTATTGAAAGAATTTTATTTGAGAATAAAGCCAATATTAAAAACAGGCAGATAGCAAGGGAACTTTATCGATCTACCGAAATCGCTGAGTATTGGTATTATCAGAAAGTAGATGCTCATGAAGATTATGGTTTTCCATGTAATTTCAGGATTAAACTAAAGCTCTTTGTTCCGTGGAAGAACGATGTTCTTTATCCAATGTTTGATGAATTTGACAATATGGTTGCGTTCTCTCGAGCATTTACGCTGATTGACAAAGAAAGAAACACAATCGAATACTTCGAAACTTACACAGATACCGAGGTAAGAAGATTTAAAAAAGCAGATGCAGGATGGATTGATGAGGTTATCGAAGGAGCAGGGAAGAATGTCATCGGGAAAATACCGGTTGTTTATGCTTCTCAGGAAGAAACCGAGTATGAAGATGTAAAATACGATATCGAACGTTTGGAACTACTATTTTCCCGTCATGCAGAGATTAATGATTATCATGCAGCACCGGTTACGTTCATCACCGGAACGGTTTCAACATTACCACAAGCTGGAGAAGCTAACAAAGCAATTCAAGGAGATATAGGTTCTGATATGAAGGTGATATCTTGGGAAGCTGCTCCGGAATCTGTTCGTTTGGAAATTGAAACACGCCTTGAAAACATACATAAATTCACTAAAACACCGGATCTGTTCAGACAGGTCAAAGGAATGTCTCAAGTGTCTGGAATTATGCTTAAAATGTTGTTTATGGATGCTCACTTGAAAGTTATGGAAAAGAATGAGATATGGGAGGATTACTTCCAGAGACGTTTCAATATTCTGAAGTCTTATGTGGGCAATTTGCTGAACTTAAAATTAGCTGATGCAACTAACAATCTGGAACTTGAACCGGTAATTAAACCTTATATGATTCAAGATACTAAAGAATGGGTTGAAACGCTGATGACAGCCAATGGTAACCAGCCTTTAATTTCTCAAGAGTATTCTGCTGAGCTTTCTGCATTGGCTCCGAAAGAAGATTGGTTAATTCTGGAAGCAGAGCAGAAGAAAAAGAATACAGAAAGCGTATTTAATAATCCGGTAGAGTTGTAAAACAATGGCAGATCTTCACGATGATATTTTTGACAATACTCACTTTGAAAGAGGTGAGTATAATGTTCGTAGGATAAAAAGATTTTATCAAAAACTCATCGAAGATATTGTAAAGCTTATTTCCCTCGGTCAAATAGATACAACAAAACTATTTTCTTTTAAAGACTATCCACAACTAAAACCACAAGTAGATAAACTTTTCGAAGGCTTTACGAAAAACGTTTCTGCGGAAATGTTCAACCAATTCGAAAAGAGTTGGAAGTCTGGAGAGAAAAAACAATCAGCCTTAGTCAATGAAATAGCCTCAAAAATCAATCTTCCTAAAGAAAAGGTGAAAGAATACCTAAATCCGAATAAAGAAGCTTTAAAAGCCTTCCAAAATCGTAAGATAGACGGGTTGAGGTTATCCGATAAAGTATGGAAGTTATCTGATCAGTTTAAAAAAGAAATCGAGCTGGGTTTGGATATCGGAATCGGGGAGGGCAAGTCTGCCGCCAAACTTGCAAGAGAATTAAAAGCAAACCTTACGGATCCTGATAGATTATTCCGAAGAGTTAGAGATAAACATGGAAATTTAGTGTTGTCAAAAATTGCAAAAGCTTATAAACCCGGACAAGGTGTTTACAGATCTTCTTACAAAAATGCTGAACGTTTAACCAGGACTGAAAATAATATAGCGTACCACGAAGCAAACTTTCAAAAGATGCAACAGTTTGATTTTGTGAAAGGAATCAGAATTAAACTATCTAATAATCCTAATCATTGCCCTTTCTGTGAAGCAATGGCCGGAGAATATCCGAAAGACTTTAAGTTTTGGGGCTGGCATCCACAATGCAGATGTACGGTAATAACCATATTGAAAACTTGGGCGGAAATGGAGAAGGATAATGAAAGAATATTCGCAGGATTGAAACCTTTAGAACCTGCAGATGCTATTACTAAACTTCCTGATCAGTTTACATCTTGGGTTTCCGACAATAAGCAGAAAATTAATAACGCAAAATCCAAGCCTTATTTCATTTTGAATAATCAAGAACAAGTAAGCCATCTATTGTAGATGGCTTACTTGTTTAAATAAGATTTATTATTTGCGAATATTTTTCTATAGATCCAATAGAAAATGTTTTATGATCTTTTATATTGTTTTTAATGAAACACCGAAACTCATTCTGCCATTTATAAGCTTCCTCTTTGCAAAAAACGTTTAAGTCTCTTTGATCTGTTTTAGAATTATAATAGTCAACTAATCCATAGTAATATTCCAATCCTTCTTTTTCAATTTCCTGTTTAAAGGAATTAATAAACTTTTTAGGATTTTCTATAATTAATGCACAATCACCAAAGGTTTTAAATTCTTGATCAAAAGCAATGTATTTTTCGAAAAAAAAATCATCTTCATTTTCCTCGGTTATTGCTATGCAGCTAAAAATGTTACCTGATGCACTTTCATTGAAGTAAGAAACGAATCCTTTATCTAGGTAAGTTTTACCTGCTTCCTTGTTTTTTGAAAACACAATATCGCCTTTTTCTGAAAATATAGTAAGTTCAGTATATTGACCAATTTTAGTAGATCCCTCAAGTCTGTCAAACCTCGCATCAGGCTTATCACAGTCCTTAAAAAATTTTAATGTATTGCAAAATATTTCTCCAGTTTTATGCAGATTCTCAATATGTTTCTTTTGTCCAATTTTAATAAGTTTTTTTATATTTTCAGCCATGTAGTTTCTTTCAAAGTTAACTCTTTTCCTGTAAGTGAGAAATATATTTCTTGAAGTTGTGTAATATCTGAAATATCTTTAATAATTGTTTTTTCATACATCAAAATGTATGTTTCATCATATTCTATTACGAATACCATTTGAGAATCGTTGTATGCTATTTTGTGCGCACTGTTGTAGCCTCTTTTAAAACCGAAATCTTCTAACCAAATATGACCAAATGGAACATTCTGACATTTGCATTTTAAAACGGATTTTGGTAAATCTAAATCTTTTCTAACGTAATTAACAATATAGCTATCAGCATTAGATTTTTCAATTACAGCTAAATATTTATTAGCTAAAATTAATTTTTGTTGTTGTGTTGTTTTGTTCATACGACAAATATACTGTGAAGTTGAGTTTTTTTAGGGTTTGCTGGAATTCCAGCTTTAAAGCCTTTTAATTCAAGATTTATTTATTATTCAAAACCTCTTCTTTTCTCACTACACAAAATTTCGTCCTGTATTCATCACCAGGATTTAGACTTTGCTGATATAAAGTTTGTCTGGCCACTCCGATTTGTTCAGCCGTGAAAGTATTATAAATAGCCGTTATCGAACTGAAATAGAAATCAGTTTTATTATCGATCGGCTCGTGGAATTTAACGTGGTAGATTATTTTTTTTGACATACTTCAATTGTAAATATACTAAACTTCGCTCACCCATTTTAGCAAACAGTTTCCGGAAAAGCTTTCTATTTTGAAAACCATCAATCTATTTTCATTAAAAACAGCGAGAAATAATCCTTTTAGCTCACCTTTGATCTCAATGTAAGCGAATTGCAAACTTTTGTCACTAGAACCGGAGCAAACAGTCTGATAATTCATATTTTCGGGCAGTTCCTGATTCCTGATAATCTTCATTACAATAGCAGTTTCATTATCATTTGCTAATTGCAAATTATTTCCTCCTTCCGAACCTTTTTTTGTCTCGAAATTAACCTTTATTTGATGCTGAGGTTGGAAGTGTTCGGATTCTATTTCATCTGTGCAAGATGTGAAGATAATTAACGTGAGTAAAAGTAATAGTGTTTTCATGATATCGTTAAGTTTATGTCTAGTGCTAAGTAAAAAAAGTGTTGAGTATTGATTTCTCTTCCTTCTTTAGCTGTGAATATTATTTTATTATTGAAATATGATTTTCTTTCTATTTTGATGTCGTAAAGCTTTCGTAAA